TAAAGATACATGTGCTGCATTATTTGGCTGGGACAGAATTCTACTAGAAGGTAACACAACTGAGAGTCGTGCCTTTAGAGAGCAAGTAGATACATGGTGGGCAAATCGTTTAGACATACCCGAGTTTACACCACGTTATGCCCTACAGCATATTGGCACAGACGTTTTTAGAAGAAATTTCCATCCTGACATTTGGGTAGCGGCATGTGAACGTCAGATTGAAATGACAGATAAGAACGTTGTTATCAGTGATTGTCGTTTTTATAATGAGCTCAATGTTATCAAAAGATTGGGTGGAAAAACAGCAGTGGTATGGAGAGAGCAAAAACCAGACTGGTGGGCAACGGCATCCAATGTTAACAAAAGTGGAACCAATAGTCAAACAAACAATACAATGCAAGTAATTTTTCCAGAAGTACATCCAAGTGAATGGAGTTGGGCTGGCTGGAATTTCGATTATCAGATAAATAATACCTCAACTTTAGAAAATTTAAAGTTAGAAATCCTAAAAAATCTTCATTAACTACATGGTTAACGCTATATTAGCACCCTTTTGGTGTACTTCGAATAAATAATGTTAGAACGAAAGTTTCTAAACTTTTTATAAAGGAGAACTCCAAAATGGCAAATCTTGTTTCACCTGGCGTACAGGTTTCAGTAACAGACGAGTCAGTATACGGCCCAGCGGGTGCTGGCACAGTCCCAATGTTGTTTATTGCAACAGGTGCGGACAAAACAGACCCAACAGGCACAGAGACTGACGGTATTGCAAAATATACCAAAACAGCCAATGCGGGTAAGCCAGTTCTAGTTACATCACAGCGTGAACTTACACAATACTTCGGTAATATTGATTTCCGTACAGTAAGTGGTACAGTACAACAGGGTGATGAAACTAACGACTATGGTCTACTTGCGGCATATTCATTCTTAGGTCAAAGTTCAGCGGCATATATTGTCCGTGCAAACGTTGATTTATACGGTTTACGTCCATCATCTTCAGAGCCAACAGGCAATCCTGCTAACTTAACATACTGGTTAGACCCAGCAGGCACATCTTATGGTATTCATGAATTTAATGCTAGTGGATCATGGACAGCAGTAACACCACTAGTAGATATTGTAAGTGCTGCAGGTTCTAATACAACCACAGTAGTTAATGATAGTTTCCTAGTTGAAATTATTAATGGTGCAAACGAAACACAAATTAAATATTATAAAGGTGTAAGCGGCGCCTGGGTAGCATTAGATAGTGCATACTCAACTAATGATGTTACATATTCTCCACACTACAGCGCACCTAGCGCACCATCTACTGGTGATATTTGGGTAAAAACAACAGTTCCTGGCGGCGGGTTAAGTGTTGATTTAAGTCTATACACTACGACAGCAGGTGGCTTTACTGCTAAAACTGCAATTTACGCTAATGACAGTGTTACAGATCCAACAGGTATTGCTGGAGACACTAATCAAGACGGTACAGCGGGTGCTGCCCGTACACTAGTTGATGGTGATATTTGGTTAGCAGTTAATACAACAAATGGTCTAGTACAGATTAAGCGTTGGGATGATACATCTGCACAAGAATGGGATGACATTGCAACTTCTTCTACAGTCGCTACAGGCGGTTATGTAATGGAAGCAAGCACAAGTCAGCCAACAGGTTCTGCAGCAGACGGCGCATATTGGTACGATCCAGACGTTAACGATCTAGATGTTTATGAAGTATCATTAGATGGTGGTATTCAAAAGTGGATGAAAGCATCTGATGTTCAGTATGCTACAAGTGCTCCACTTACAGATAGTTCAGGTGCTGCGTTAGCAGACGGTGATTACTGGGTAGATACAGATGCAGACGGTTATCCTGTAATTTACAGACATAACGGTACAGCATGGGTACTAAAAGACAATACAGATCAAAGCACAAGCAACGGTGTTGTATTTGGTGACATCACTGATCTAGCAAATACTGGTGGCGCATATGTAGCGGCCGCTGGTGTATTAGCAGATGGTCCAAATCCTTTGATTTATCCAGTTGGTACTACAGGCATTAATATGTGTCGCAGTGCTGGTACTGTTCGTCAATATGATGCAAGCCTAGCAACTTCATGGAAATGGAGAAATGCTGCTGGTAACCAAGCAAATGGTAGCGGTAGTTTCTTACGCAAGGCACAACGTAAAGTGGTAGCAACTGCAATGCAAGCAAGTGCAGCAGCTTCAGAATTACGTGAAGACAATATCCAATTCCGCTTAATTGCTGCTCCTGGTTATCCAGAAATGTTTGACGAAATGGTTACATTAAACAGCGATAGAAATGAAACAGCATTTGTTATTGTTGATACACCAATGCGTTTAACACCAACACAAGCAGTTAGTTGGATCCAAGGTACAGATGCAGACGAAAACGGTGAAGCAGGTTTAGTAGGAAAGAATACTTATTCTGCTGCATACTATCCAAGTGCATTGACAACAAACCCTGCAACTGGTGATAGTGTTGTTGCTCCTGCATCGCATATTGTACTTTATACATATGCATACAACGACAACGTGAGCTTCCAGTGGTTTGCTCCAGCAGGTCTAACACGAGGTCAAGTTCAAAATGCAACTAATGTTGGTTACTTGAATAGTGAAGACGAGTTTGTTCCAGTGTCCCTAACACAAGGACATAGAGATACAATGTATGAAAACAAACTTAACCCAATCGCAAGATTCCCTGCAGAAGGTATTGTAGTGTTCGGTCAGAAATCATTACACACTGCTGCAAGTGCTTTAGATCGTGTTAACGTAGCACGTCTAACTGCATACTTGAGAGAGCGTTTTGCGGTTATTGGTCGTCCATATTTGTTCGAACCAAACGATTTAAATACACGCAGAAATGCTAAGGCTACATTCGATGGCTTTATGGGTAGTATCCTAGCACAACGTGGTGTGTACGATTTTGCTGTAGTTTGTGATGAAACAAACAATACACCAGCAAGAATTGATCGTAACGAACTATATATTGACGTTGCTATTGAGCCTACAAAGTCTGCTGAATTTATCTACATTCCAATTCGTATTGTTAACACTGGCGAATTATAAGATAAGTTAGCATATAATTAATTAAATGGCAGTGCTGAAAAATGCATTGCCATTTTTTTTGTCAAAAGCATAAATAAGAGTATAGTATATATTACTTGACAAAGGAGAATTATAAAATGGCTGTAACAAGTAACTTTGGCGTACCTACACCGGACGACGGAACCGGTAGTGTTTTAATGCCGAAACTACAATATCGTTTTCGCGTCTTGTTTGAAAATCTAGGCGGCAGTAGCGATGGCAACACTTTTGTTACTAAAAATGTTGTCAGCGTAACAAGACCTACTCTAGATCATGAAGACGTAACAATCGATGTGTATAACTCAAAAATCCGTCTTGCTGGTAAGCACACATGGGGTGATGTAACACTGATTATCCGTGATGATATTAACAGTGATGTTGTTACTGCACTAGGTGCTCAAATGGCAACACAAGTTAATCATTCTGAACAAAGTAGTCGCCTCGCAGGTAGTGATTATAAGTTCGGCATGAGAATTGAAATGTTAGATGGTTCTAACGAAGGCGACGGCCAAGATGCAGTAATTGATGCCTGGACTTTAGCAGGTTGCTTTATTCCTAGTATTCAATATGGTGATTTGAACTATGCAACAAGTGAAGTTGTACAAATCACAGCAACTATTCGTTATGACAATGCTAGTAATGAAATTGGCGCTACAGGTGGCGAAGATCTACTATCTTCACCAGGCGCAGGTAGTAATAACGATCTAAGAATTGCTGCTGGCGGCGACGCAGTAGCGTAATTTAGGGTTAGGATAAGACGATGGGTCGATTTCTTGGTGATGCTGCATCTGATGTGTATGCACAATCGGCTTCTGGATCTAACACGATACAGTCATTTATTCCTAGATCCAAGTTTCAATTTACCGTTAAAGTAACATATAGGAATCCTGAAGCACCATCAGGATTCCAAGTTCTTAATTTAGATAGAATTGCTTCTGTTGGACAACCTAGTTATTCTACTAGAAATAACACACTTAATCAGTATAATAGAAAACGTACAGTACAAACTGGCGTAGATTATAATCCAATAACATTGGCTGCATACGATACAAGAGATGCACAGATGGAAAAGTTTATAAAAGATTATACAAATTTCTATTTTACAGGACCTACTAATTCTGAGGCAACATCAAGAAGTTTTAACTATGATGTTTCAATGGAAAACTTCACTGACGGATCTTCTAATCACGGTTTGCGTTTACAAAAATACAAATATTTTATATGGATGATTGAAATTATCAAAACATCCAGTAGTGACGATTATAATGTAACAAAACTTTATAATCCTATGATACAAACTATATCAACAGATGAATTGAATTATTCAGATAGTGGCCCTATATTATATAATGTAACATTTACATATGAAGGGTATAATGTACAAACTTATAGTTCTGATCAAGAATGAGCCTGACTAAATATTATTATGGCAAAGTTTCAGAACGGCATATATCCAGTTAACAATCCTAAAAAATATATAGGTAAAAGTATGCCCAGATATCGCAGTGGTTGGGAATTAGCCGTTTTTAGAATGTGTGATAATCATCCTGCCATTTTAGGGTGGGGAAGCGAAACACACCGTATACCTTATAAAAACCCTTTAACAGGTAAAAATACAACCTATGTTCCTGACTTATTAATTGTTTATAAAGACAAAAATGGACGTAATCATGCTGAAATGGTTGAAATAAAACCTAGTAAGCAAACACTGGGCGAGGCCAAAACATTACGAGATAAAACAGCGGCAGTTCTTAATGCCGCAAAATGGGAAGCAGCGAGAGCATGGTGTGCTGCACACCAAATGGGTTTTAGAGTTATTACTGAAAACGAAATATTTAATAAACCACAAAATTCTAAAAGGAAAAGAAAATGACAAAAAGTTTAGAAGAGGAATTCAATCTTCCACCTATAGAGGAAGTAAAAATACCTGATGAAGAACAAAGTACTGATAGAGATCCAGCAGATATACAAAATGAAATAATGGTTATACAAAAAGATATGGAAATTACAGACCGTGTCGATGGTGCCCTACCAATGGTACAGGGTTTAGAGCAACTAGACAGAGAAATGGATGAATATGCTTCTAAAGCAATGGCAACATTTGAAGACCTGTGTGACTTAGGAAAAAATGTAGAAGACAGGCACGCAGCTCCTATATTTGATAGTGCTAGTAAAATGCTTACAGCAGCATTACAAGCAAAACAAACTAAATTAGATAAGAAACTAAAAATGATTGAACTACAAATGCGTAAAGCAAAACTTGATCTTGATACTCGTAGGGTAGATGCTAGTTTATCAGATAAAGAAGAGGTCACGGAAGAGATTGAAGGTAGATTTATAGGTAACCGAAGTAGTATGTTAGCGGAAATAATGGCTAAAATGAAAGAAACGGATAAATAATAGTAGCGGAGAATGTGTTATGAAATCTTTTAAACAATACTTACAAGAATCAAAACAGTCTTATAAATTTCGTGTGAAGTTAGCATGTGAGCCTTCATCAGAGCAAATGGATAAGATTGAGGGTCATTTAACAAAATATGACGTTGAGAGCATTAGTGCTCCTAAAAAATTAATGCTACAGAGCGCACCATATGATTTCCCACAGTTACGTGGTTATGAGATCCATGTTGTTGAGTTTACAACTGCCCGCCCTGTAAGTGCATACCAGGTTGGTATTGAACTACAAAATATAATTGGATTAGGAGACGGTATGCTGAAAGTGCGTAGTGAAAATGAACCACTAGAAAAGCAAGAAATGGAAGCAGATGGTGTAGATGATGAAGGCCGTCCTGTATTACTTGCTGATGCTGATTATTCGGAAGCGGAGAAGATTGATGGCGCTGATTACTATGGTGACAAATATAACACAAAATTTGTACAAGAACTACTAGCCCTCCGTAAGACAAAGGAGAAGGAAAGTGAGTGATATTAACAAAATTTTAGCATTGTCTGGACTAGCGCAAAACGGTATTAAACAGACTGATGAAAGTAAGTCGCAAGGCGATGCTTGGTACAAAGAACAACGTGCCAAAGAAGCATATGAAAAAGCGAACCCAGGCAAGAGTTGGAAGGATCTTCCATATGGTTATAAAGAAGACTGGCGTAAGAAGACTGAATCAGTAGAAAGCGGCGAAATGGTAGAAGCAGTAGGCGACAGTGCTGAAGCATTTTATCAACTACAAGATGAATTTGCCGGCGGCGAGTGTCCAAGTCATGCACACAGAGCACTTATTGATGAACTAATCCGTTATTTGAGCGGCGATCAAGTTGCAGATTTCGTAGCAGATTTCCGTAGACATTATGATATGAATGACACAGAAGAAAGCGTTGAAGAAGCAGACAGTGAATTGTCAGTTATGGCAAACAGTAGAGATAGAGTAGAAAGCACCTACGCTGAGATTATAAAAGGTGATGCGGAGCAAACTGAAGTGGGCGATTATATTGGTCATGGTATGACAAAAGACCAAATACTTAAGCTCATTGACATGCTAGAGCCACAAGGCTATGACAAAGATTTCTTGTTAAAGGATCTTGCTCCGATGATGGAAGCAGGTGGCGACAAGGTAGAT